AAAGCAAACTAAAAAGCGATTCTTTTTAATTTATTTTTAATTTTTTCAAAAAGGGGAAAAAATGAATTTTAAAAACGATCTAATAGTGTCCATATTTGGCATTTTATTTCTTGGATTTATTTTTGCCTGGAACGCAAAAATTGAATCAATACATGAATCAATGCAACATAATGAATCAGTTGAATACGACGAAATTTTAAGAGAGGTGATGGTTGCAAAAAATGAATAAAAAAAAGATGATTGCTCAATTACGTCTACATGAGGGGGAACGTTTAAAGCCGTATCGTTGCACTGCTGGGAAACTGACAATAGGTGTAGGAAGGAATTTAGATGATAGGGGGCTAACATCAGATGAAATGGCATACTTATTTTCCGGCGGGATTACCGCCGATCAATCGGCGTACCTCCTAAATAATGACATAGATTCCCACTGGACGGAGTTGCTAAAGAATCTTCCTTGGGTTGAAACACTAGACGAGATTAGACAGCACGTATTGCTAGACATGGCATTCAATCTAGGAATATCCGGCTTATTGACATTTCGGCGTACATTAGGCCACATTAAGGCCGGCGACTACGCCTTGGCATCATCGGCAATGATGGATAGCAAGTGGGCTACGCAGGTAGGGCAACGGGCTAAACGACTTTCAAAAATGATGTTAACTGGGAAATCATATAAAGATTAAATTGAAAAAATTGAATATACCTGATAATTTTTTTCTTATGAAAAAGGGCCAATCAAAAAATAATAATCCTGAAAAAGGTCGAACGTGAACGATACGACGGCAGATTGGATTTTCAAGATTGGGAGTTGTCTTGGTGGAGTTGTTTCAGTTCTGGGAGGGATTGTGGTACGTGACCTATATTCGCGAATGAGTAGACTAGAGACATCGCACGACATGATAATTTCTGCAATTGCGTCAAGCAATAAAGAATTGACTGAAAAACTGCACGCGCAAGAAATAAAATTTAGCGAAATTCTTCACAAGGAAATCAGTGGGACGGTGACTGCAATCGATAATATGAAGGATATGGCCCGCACAACCTTCCACACGAAAGATGAGCATCAAAAAATGGCCGAACAATTCACGGACAAATTAAATGTGATCGTAAATCAGCTGAATACCACACAAAATATCCTCGCCTTGCTTGATACGCCACAAGCGAGAAGAGCAAGAAAAAATGCCAGACTAGGAACCACGACATGACTATCCGAAAGAAAATTCAAGTACAAAAGCCCCAATCACTTTCTGTCGAATCAATCGACACATGGCAGAATAGACGCCGTATGACATGGGTGGCCGTAATCGTAGGCCTAATCATATATCCATGCGCGCTTTTTGTTGCGGGGGGTCTTTTCCCAAATGCCGGAAAGTTGGCCGAGTCGGTACAATTCTCGCTATACAGCCTCATTGGGGGTATAGTTCTCTCATATTTTGGCGGGGTGACCGCTGAGGACATAATCAAGCACCGGAGACGCAACAATGAGCAATAGAGACGAAGGCGAAATCAATCAGATCGCATCATCCATTACCAATATAATCGACATGGACGATGACGACGAATCAAAAAAAGCAACTAAAAAAGCCCGTGAGGCTTACCGCCACATCACCATTCGTGGCGTTGCTGGCCTGGTATTGATTTCTTTTTTGGTGGGGGGTATCACATCATGCAGCATGATCAATTTTAGCGTGATGCGGTATCACGATTTGACTCTTGAGCGTGATTTAATGCAAAAAAAGCATGTCGATTCTGTTTTGAGTGCCAATCAAAATTCACTGGACGCCATGCGTGATTCCCTTGAAAAAATGGCCGTAAATAACATGGCATCATGGCAGTACGACTATGTTGAAAAATAAACAGACAATATCTTCATTTTTTTTAGTTGTTTCCAAAATGGAAACAAGTAAATGGGTAGATAGAATGTGGCGATATTATGTTTTTTTCTGCTGGGGCATGCTTTTTTATTGTATTTGTTTTAATGCTTCAGTTTTTTTGTGCTTATTTTATTTTTTTTCTTGCTTGATAAACTTTTTAGTAAAAGACTAAATGCCGAAAAATAGTCACCCGGATATCATCCCCCCCATATATTTCTCACGGCTCTGGTTATTATAAATTTGGCAATCCACCTAAATGACCTTGCCGATAACGTTTGTTAACATCGGTACGGGATGATAGGCCTTCAAATTCTATAAAAGAATACAATGTTGATTTGTTACAGTGTTTTTCGACCACCCACATTTCATCTAGCCTTAATATGGACTGCGTCATAACAGATTGGTTCTGGGTTGTAAAAATCAGCTGAGACCGAGTTTTTGGCCCACAGTAGCTTAGACATAGGTCAATTAATGCCTTAAATAAATCGTTGTGAAAATTTTGGCCAAACTCGTCTATTACGAGTACTATTTTTTTGTCTTTTAATTGCATTAATATAATAAGAAATCTAATTAGCTCAATAGTTCCGCTCGATAATTGGTCTGCAGATAATCTAACCTCGCCACCAGTATGATCTCTGTATATAGTCATTAGTTCTCTGTGGCCGAATTGATTTGGTCCGATATCGAGCCTAATTATTCCGGTATCGAGGGAATAAAGCCACTCAGCTAACTGTTTAGATTTGATCGGGTCATCAATTATATCCCATATTTTACCGCCATACAGAACATCAAGCTTTACGGGAAAGGGAAACCCCAACATTCGCTGGAATGAGTTTTGGTTTAACACAAAAAGCATCTTAAACCACTCTATAATGTCATCGTATTCCCATATCCACCCACCTAGTGTGCTGTCGATAACGGATCTACCTATCTTGTCAGAACATAAATTCAAAAACAATTTATTCGTTTCAGTTTTTTTGCCAATTAACCTAAATTTCTCAAGTCTTTCATCACATTTCAAATGTGGAAAATGGTATTTTTGCGTTAAGTCTGACGCAACCTCTCGGCCAAACAGACAAATGGACTTGTTTGCTCTTATTTCGCTGAGTTCTTCGTTGATAATACGTTCCTTTGTCATGTAAACTGTATAGACATATACCCGATCGTTAATGAGCATTTCTAGCTCAATTTTAGTTGGCTCATTATTCGAGCTAAAAGCATAAGCAATGACACTTGATGCGGTGTGCCCATTTATAACCATGTTCTGAATAAGCCTTATCGCTTCAATTAGGTTGGTTTTGCCAGATGCATTTGGCCCAAATATGGCCGCAATGGGGCTAACGGCTAGCCGTCCTTTTTTGGGTATGCGATCACGATGGATACGTTCTTTTGATGCCACCAGTACCCATGGGGTTTCATCTTTAAACGACATCCAATTTTTCACGGTTAAGCTTAAAATCATCTGACTACCTCCATTACTTCTTCTACATCAACTTATACGGCTATTACATCATTAATACTTAGTCGGGCAAAGACATGATGTCATCATACATTCTGGTCAAGCTCTCATTGAATTGATCTCTGATGCTAATATGGATATACATTGGTGACTCGTCGTACTGACGTATGATGGTATCAACAATATTATACATGTCCGGTTGCATGTGTGGTTGGGCCTGTGCATTGCTTGGCCTAATTTCGTTTATGGCAGTTGATGCCATGCTCGCTGCACGGGCCCTTACATCCTGAAAAATAGAATGTGATTGAGCTAGATTTTTTAAGTTATTTTTTTTATCGATTTCCATTTTTACTTTTTTTCATGGCCCAATATGGGCCGTAATTAATCATTGTATTTTTTCGTGGGGTCATAATAAAGATCATCATCATCCCACACAGACGGCTTATCATCATTATCATAATAAATCTCTAGTACCTCCCTTGCATTTTGAACCATCCGATCCACCATTACCTCTTCTTTATGTCTATCATAAACTTCAATGTAATTCATACCGCATACGTCTAGATCGTTCATATCTTAATCCCTTCTAATTTATAATGAAACGAATGAATTATCAAAATATGACTCTTGGTAGCTTCGTAGATAATCGATGTTATCGGATGCCGTTTTATAGAAAAATGCATTGGCAAATGATGTTTTTTTAAGGATAGCCCCACGTAAATCTGCCCGGCTCAAATCAGCCATGACGAATCTTGCAGACGTAAGGTCAGCCCCTTTTAAGTCAGCACCATCTAATTGAGCCCAAATTAAATCAGCCCCTTTTAAGTCAGCACCACCTAATTGAGCGCAAATTAAATCAGCCTTACTTAAATCTAATCGAAAATCACTTACATCATTTCCAGTATCAATCCACGCCTCAAGTTGCCGTTCTCGCTCTGCTTCAAGTTCATCGATATTTTTTATTGTTATCATTTCTCTACCTCCATAATTTGATGGGACTATTATATCATTAATATGATATGGTGTCAACAGTTATTTTTTTTTCATCGAGATCTTTCACAACGAATTCCTTCATAAATTTTTTGGTGTAGAGATCTTTCACAACGAATTCCTTCATAAATTTTTTGGTGTAGAGATCTTTCACAACGAATCCCTTCATAAATTTTTGGGTGTAGAGATCAGCCAACATATCCCATTGCGATTGCGTGATGATGGTGTCTTTGATTTTTGCTCCGCACAACTTTGCCCCTTTCAAATCGGCGCCCCTTAAATCTGCAAACTTTAAATTGGCCTTATTAAAATTGGCATCGGATAAAATTGCCAATCTTAAATCGGTCCTTTCTAAATTGGCCCCCATCAAATTGGCCCCACTAAAATTAGACTTAATAAACTTTGCGCAGCGAAAATTACCGCTTCTTAAGTCAGTGTGTCGAAAACTTGCTCCACTAAAATTGCATCCATGAGTAAATGTGGCTTTTTTTAAGGTGGAATAGTCAAAAATTGAGTCCCCTTTTGACCTGACAAAATAAGCCCCCGTCAAATCGGCCCCATAAAAATTAGTGCCTATCAGACTACACAGAGAGAAATAAGCCCCAATGATATCTGCCTTTTTGAATTGCGATTCCCCCAAATCAGTCTTAATAAATTGAATTAACATTAATTTTGTAGAATTAAAAGTTGCTCTTTTTAAATCAACTTTTGAAAAGACGCATTTTTTTATTGTTGATTTGGTGAAATCTGCCCCACTAATATTTAAATTCCTATCGAATGTTACCCGGCATAATTCCATGTTACACTACGAGCGTTTTTAAAGTTAATTTCATTCCATGGCCAAACTTCACATGGCATAAATAATAACTCACCCCCGACGTTAAATGAAAAATTACTGAAATCCAATAAAAAATCATATTTTTTACCGTCGGCAAGCCACTTGTCATACTGCGTTTTTACCTCATCTTTAATATCATAATATTTGCGAAATAACTTAATTTTTTTTGATTTCATATTTTTTCTCCTAATAATTTTTTGACAAATCCCAAATCGTTTATGCTTTTTTGAATGGATTCTCTTAATGGCATTGTTATTGTTGGGGTTGCGTCATCATGACTTGAGTACACCATTATTGTTGCTGAATCTGACACAATGCAACCATCAAAGCCTATCACCATCTCATCGGCGTCATCTGCTGCTACGATATACTCAATATCACCTTGAATATTCCCTCGCACAATATTGACGCCCCCATATACCAAGCCAAGATCGATTTTTTGTGACGCAGGGACTCGGACCCCATCAATATCTACCTGGTTAAGCCAGGAGTAGCCATCTTCATCTACGTTTAACCCCCAATCGTACCCTGTACATTTCCCAATATACAAATTTTTCAAACCTGACCTTAATTTTGCTGTGTATTTACCACAGGTTTTTTTATAATAATTGCTTGTAAATATCATTTTTTTTTTTCTCCTTATTTCAAAAATCAAATCAAACAAAAATTACACCCATTGACAAAAAAAGGTCCATGGCATTTTTTACGGCCTCATCTTGATTACTGCTTCCATTGCAAAGTGCAGATTTTGCCATTATTGCCCCAGTTAAATTAGCCCCATCAAAACACAAAATCCCATCAAACTTTACCCCGCACAAATTTGCACCCCTTAAGTCTGCACCTTCAAATCTTGGGCTTTTCAATTTTGCGTTTTTCAAGTTGGCACCCCTCAAGTCAGCCCCTTTAAAGTTAGTCCCAAAAAAATCTACTTCGCTCAAATTAGCCGCAATCAATTTTGACCCACTAAAATTACAAGATGATGTAAAACAAGATCCGCTTAAATCGGCCATACTCAAATCAGATTTTTCAAAAATTACACGCTTAAATGTTGCCCTCTTCATCACGATATTTTTAATATTGACACCACTTAAATCTGCGTCAATAAATAAAAAATCCGAATAATCTTCCTCTCTATATATTACGAATCTAAGATCCCCAACAAAAATTTTATCAAGGTCAACAATTTTGTAAGAAGACATTTTAACTACCTCCATAATTTGATAAAGCTATTATATCATCATAATGATATGCTGTCAACTATATAATTTTAAATATCAATTAAGATTAGTGCTGCCATTCCTCAAGTTCTTTAATGACGAAACCATCCATAAGATCAAGGCTATACATCATCGATAGTTCGTCATACTGCGACGGTGTGATGATGGTGTCTTTGATTATTGCGTATTTAAAATTTGCCCCATCCAAATCGGCCCCACGCAAATCGGCCCCACTTAAATTGGCCTTAATCAAACTGGCCCCATTCAACTTGGCCCGAGTCAAATTAGCCATAGTTAAATTAGCCTTAGTCAAATAAGCTCCACGCAAATCGGCCCCACTTAAATTGGCATGTATCAAAGTGGCCTTATAAAAATCCGCCTTCATCAAATCGCAGTCAATCAAATCTGCAAAAGTCAAGTCGGAAAACATGAAATCTGACCCTTTCAACTTGGAACCCTTAAAATCCACACAACTCAAATTGCAACGGATAAAATTGGCCTTATTCAGATAAGCGTTAGTTAAATCCGTATATTTAAATGGCCGACTTTCAAGGTTGAGGTAAAAGTCACACTCTTTTTTGTCATCACAGATCCAAACACTACGTTGACGCTCACGCTCGGCTTCTAACTCTTCTATATTTTTAATTTTTCTAATTGTGACCATTTTGCTACCTCCATAATTTGATACGACTATTATATCATTAATATGATATGGTGTCAACTATTTTTTTGCCATTCCTCAAGATCATTAATAACAAAACCATCCATAACCGAAACCCCATATTTTAGTTGAATTTGGTAAAATTGTGACTCCGTGACACGTACGCCTTCCTTGAATTTGTATTCCGTAGAATCATCAAATAGCCTTGTACCATCCAGCGTTGCCCCCCTAAAATCTGCCATGCTCAAATTTGCAAAATTCAAATCTGCAAAACTTAAATCGCAGCGCCAAAAACTCGTAAATCTTAAATTTGCCATCGCAAAATTTGACCCGATAACCTTTGCACGCCACAAGTCGGCCCATCTTAAATCTGCCCCAGTCAAATTCGCACCACTCAAGTCGGCTTTATACAAATTTGAACTATTAATATCAGCCCAGCTAAGATCAGATGAGCTCAAATTTGCCCCACTCAAATTTGCCAAACTTAAATTAGCTCCACGCAAATTTGCCCCACTCAAATCTGCCCCATTCAAGTTTAAGATAAAATCTGAAGCATCATTTCCAGACGCAAGCCACGCATCAATTTGACGCTTTCGCTCCGCTTCTAGCTCCTCGATATTCTTAATAATGATCATTGTCCTACCTCCATAATTTGATGGGACTATTATATCATTAATATGATATGGTGTCAACAGTTATTTTTTTTTGTTTGGTTGGTTGGGGGTTGTGCCGGCGGCATCACCTGTGTTAAGAAAGAGCAAGGATGGCAATTAGAGGACAGCGGCCTAAAAACTATGACGCACAGATTGTACCGAACCAGTGGAGGCCGGGGCAGAGCGGGAACCCTACCGGTAGAAGGCTTGGGATAAGGTCGTTTGTAAGCATAGCGAGGGAGCTTTTAGTTACACCGATCGTCTTCAAGAACCCACTTACCAATGAGACCAGCGTTATGCCAGCACAGGAAGCCATCGTGTTGAAATGCATCGATGACGCCCGCCACGGCAACTACTTTGCCCTCAAGATCCTTATTGAGCTAGTCGAGACAAGCGAAAGGTATCACGATGCGATGAGGGATGGTAGCGATGACATATCCGCTAAAAAAGATGAATACGAAAGAAAATTAAGGGAATTTAAAAAAAATGTCGTCGAAAAGTATGATAATAACCCAACTTAGTGACGAATTAAAAAAAGCAACGACAAAAGAACAGGTTGACTATATATGCGGGCTGATTGACGAGCACATGTTTTTTGCTCGACAGTCGGACATACTAGAATGGGGCCGGCACTACTTCCCCCACAAATTCAACTTACCGTTTTGCCGTGAACTCCATCGGCACTTAGTCGAAGCCGGGACCAATGAGCGTGACGTTACAATGGCTCCACGTGGCCACGCAAAGACGGCCATATCCTGCTTCCTAGTGCCGATATATTATGCACTTAATGAGCCAAATAAGTTTACGCACATACTAAACGTGCAAAAAACGCACGAAAAGGCGTTGTCAGTGAATACGTCCATCCGAAGAGAGCTAAAGGAGAACGACGAAATAATAAAAGACTATGGCGACCAATCGACGAAAGAGACGTGGACGCAAAAGCAGTTTGTTTTAAAGAATGGCGTTGTTTTTACGGCGATAGGTGCCAACCAGTCAACGAGGGGCATAAACTACCGGAATAGACGGCCAGATTATATTATAATCGATGACATATACGATGACGATGATATCCACAGCCAAGAATCACGCAAAAAGACGGAGTCTTGGTTCTTTTCCACGTTATACCCGGCACGAGCCGTTGGGAAAAAAACATGCATCCAGATACGAGGTACAGCGATCCACCAAAACGATCTAATGCACCAGCTTACGAGGTCCGAAGGCTGGACATCCAGAAAGTTTAAGGCGTGTGATTTTAACGAAAGAAGCGTTTTGTGGCCTGAGGTTCACACGATCGAAAGTCTTGAGCGTGACCGTGACGATATGGGGTCTCTTACGTTTGCGCGCGAGTATTTAAACGAACCATGGGATGAGGAATCCGCCATCATCCTCCCACATTGGATCAATGAGGTTGAAGAGCTTCCACCGCTTGATTGGCTATGCATATTGGTAGGGGTTGACCCAGCAGACAAACAAAAAGCAAACAGCGATTATACAGGCAAATGCGTTGCATATGTTTCAAAAAACAAAGATGTGTATGTTGTCCATTTAGAAGCCAAAAAACTAACGCAGAACGAGAACATAAAAAGCGTGGTGAAGCTAGACGAGCAATACCGCCCAAACACCGTTTTGATAGAAACGAATAAAGGGTACGGCCTGTTCGAAGAGCTCAGAGACAGGACCAGCGTCCCAGTAAGGGAAGTCATTGCAAAGTCTAGCAAAAATGCCCGATTGATGGGGGTACAATCATTCTTCGAAAACGGCAAGGTTTATTTTGTGCGATCAAAACTTGACAGGAAAGCGTTTGCAAATGTAAAAGATCAGCTTACGCAATTGATGCCAGATAATGACGATATACGAGACGCACTTGTTATGGTGCTAGAAACTGTGAGAGAGTACCGAGAAAGGAACATTTACTAAATCTACATGAACATTCTTAAGAATATGTTCCAAAAGAACGCAAAGCCGACAGTTGATAAAAAGTCCGCAGGTCTTGGGCTTCTTGGCGTTGAATACGGCATAGATTCAGGCGGTATATTCATAAAAGATGACAGAAAAATAGAGCATTATAGGGCACTTGTTGCAGCATGCGTTGACGCAATAACAAGGGACGTTGTATCTCAAGGATACTACTTTAGCAAGATTGGAGAAACCGAGCCTATAGAGCATAATAAGGTCAATAAAAATGTGATTTATCCATTCATATCTCAATGGAATGGGATAGGCTTATACGACGCAATAAGGATGGTAATGCCATCAATCCTAATGAATGGTAACGGCTACATATGGACGAGAAGAAAAAATGCAAAAAACGCACTAGAACTGAGGGACGGTGCGGGGTTTGAGTTTGTGCCGTCATCAAGTGTTACACCAGTATTAAGGCCTGATGGTGAAGGAATAGAATACTACAACGTGTACATGAATAGCATCCCTCACATTGTATTGCCTGATGAAATGATTCATTTCCGCCAAAATGCAATTTCATCACCATTTATTGGTGTTGGGAACATTTCAAAATTACGGATTGAACTTGATGGTGCAAAAGCATCCGCAGAGTTTTTAGCCCAATTCATGAAGGACGCTAATGTTATGCCAGACATCATCATAGCGGATTACTCACGAGGAGACGACGAGCAAAAAAAGAAGCTTGGGACAATAACAAGGGAGCGTTACCGTGGGAAGATCATGATGTTTGACGCCCAGGATAAAGCAGATGTGATCAACACATCGGTCATGGCAAAAGACTTTAATTTCATCGATTCAAGAAAATACACAGATGACCAGGTGTTATCCATATTCAGTGTGCCAAGGATCATATTAGGCCTTCCGGACAACTCAAACAGATCAACAGCATCCAATCAAATTCCATTATACTTCAGATCTGCGGTTAACCCTCGGCTAACCTTATTGGCGGATACGTTTAACAGTCAGTTTGTATGGAAGATTGATCCATCAATTCAACTTAACTTTAAAATGCATGCAACCGGTGATGTTGATGATACGGTAAAGATGCTAACGAATGGGATCATAACGCCAAACGAAGCGGCAAGAAGGATGGGGGAATCCGCAAATTACGACGATATGGCAAGGAATATGTTCTATGTGCCGGCATATCTTGCAACGCTTGATAACCTATCAATAAGTAAGGATATCATGGCAATGCAAACATCAATATCAGAAAGCCAAGATATTGTCTCACAAAGGTCAAGCCTTGAAGGAATGGCAAAGGATTTATCAGACCCACGCAATGTGACGCATATTGTTGAAGATATGAAAAAAAGGTTGCCAACACAAAAGATGTTCCAAACAGATTTTGTTGCACGAGCCTTAACAACAAGAGTATCAATCACTGAAAAATATGTGATGCAGATATCGGCATATTTCAAAAAACAAGAAGTCGATATTATTGAAATGATAAAAAACAAAAAAGAAGTTGAAGATTATGAAGAGATAATAAACATTGAAAAAGAAATGACCGGTTATATTCAAAGACAAATTGGCACAGAAGCCGCATTACTATTGCCTCTATACACAAGTGGGGTACTAAGAGCAATCACGGACATTAACGTATTGACTGGGGCCGGAATAGTTGCGACAACGTCTAATCCATTTGCGAAGGCTATGATTGAAAAACTTGGCGAAAAAATAACGGGTGTATTAACACAGACAACCTTAAAGGATCTAAGAGCAATATTCAAAAAAGCAATAAATGAAGGATATTCAATTAATCAGCTACAGGATGCTATATCAAGCAAGTTTATTGAGTATCAAGGCCGGCGAGCAAGGCTTATTGCGAGAACTGAGGCAAGGGTTGCATGGGATTCAGGGGCTTCCATTGCATACTCTGATTTGGGGTTTGACACATTCGATGTTGTTGGCTGCACTCAATTTGAGGCAAATTCAGATTGCGGGAAAATGAATATCCCATTATCGAGGGTCTTGTTAGGGCTTACCTTTCACCCCAACCATATCGGCGTAATTGTGCCATCTAAAAGAATATAGGAGATAAAAATGGATAAAAAACATTGTGAAATAGTAGATCAAAAGATTATGACTGGCGATAATGGTGAAATCTATTTATCCGGATACGCAAACACAAAAGGTGTAGCCGATTCCTATGGTGATATTCCATTCAATTTGAACGGGGAACCTGTGTATGATTTAGAGTCTAGATTTAAATCAAACCCGGTAATTTTAGTCGATCACAACTATACCGTAGAATCAATCGCTGGGGTGGCTGTATTTGGAGAACATGGGACACGAGAGGATGAGCGTGGTCTTTTTGTCAAAATACGACTAATGAACAACCCGAAAACACCACAAACACAGCATGCCATTGAGGCCTACAAAGAAGGTTTTGGACGTGCGTTAAGCATTGGTGGAAAATGGATCTATAATGACGAGAGCAACAGAAACCATTTGACAAAGGCGATCATACATGAAATATCATTGGTTGCGATTGGTGCCGACGGACAAGCCCTATTGTCAACCGAACGGCCTAAATCAGCCGGTAATAGCGAAAACGCCAAAGCAACAAGGCAGGACGTGTTGGAGCATCTTATCGATGAGTACCGCAGGACGGAAGACCCAGCATTAATCACTTGTATCAAATTACTAAGGAGCCAAGCATGAATTTAGAAGCATATATTAAAGGACTTATTTTAGATGGGAAATCAAGCCAAGAAATTGCAACACTAGTATCAGATGAGTACCCAAAAGCTGGTGTGGATGAGATTTTGAACGCAATAAAAACGGCTAAACAATCAGAAGCAAAGGCATCACAAGTCGGGCTAGCTATGTTAAAGGAAGACTTAAAAGATGATCTTAAAAAAGAAATTAATCAACAAATCGAAGATTCTTTAAAAACAATTCAGGTAAACATTAATGAATTTAAGTTAAAGAAAAGCGAACGAGAGTTTGATTTTATGAAGGGCGAATATGTCGAAGTAACAGAGCAAAAAGCAGAAGCATACAGTAAAATGCACCTTCTTTTGGATGCAGTGTATGAAAAGAAAGACTTAGCTTCTGCCACATCAATTTCAAAAGAGATTGAATTAGATAACACTAATTCAAAGATTATGATTGAGCGTAATGGGGTAAAATTGCCTGCTGTCTCAGATGTTCAGGGACAAGGTGGATATGCAATTCCAACAATTCTAAGGGAAGAAATATTTCAATTGCAATACGCCAGTACCCCTATTATGCGACTAATGTCTGTTGATCAAATATCAGGGAGCAATACTCAGGACGTCCCAGTTATGAACCCTGTTACAATCACCCCAATTGCTGATCAAAACACACAAATCACTGAAAAAACGCCGCAATTTAATGCGTCTCGGGTAAGTATGTATCGATTTGGTGGTTTCACATATGTATCTAATGATCTTCTTCAGCTTAAGCCAAACATTGTAAGAGATTTTGTAGCAGCTTATGCATCTGCATCTGCTCGTGCAGTGGAAATGTATGCATTAACTGGTGCTGGGTCAGCTGACCTTATAACAGGCATTGCATTTGATTCAAATACATCAAGGCCATCTTCTTATGCGTTGTCAGCACTAGATATCCCGAAAATATCAGACTTAATGTTGTTACTTAATGATGAAGCATCTGCGAATAATTTGGCATTTGTTGGAAATAGAAAAGTGCAAAATAAGATTGGGCTATTAGAGCACAGTTCAAACTATGTTTTCCCAACATATATTGGAGGCGGTAATTTTTCTCCTATGGGAATCCCATTTGTCGTATGTCCAAAAATTCAAAACACATTGAATTTTACTACGCCATCAAGAACTACTGGAACAAGTACCGCATTAATTATTGCTGACTTTTCAGCTATTTCTTTACTTATGAGTAATGCAAGATTTGATATTGGCGATGAAATGCTAAAAGATCAAAAGATTTTTCGGGTTGTTCAAAAGTTTGGTGTAAAAGTTTTGAGTGGGGCATCATCTGCTGGTGTAGTTTGTGTGGCTCAAGAATTGACTGGCGCAAGCTAAATCTAAAAATTAAGGATGTATCTATGAGTAAAGAGAATCAATTTAGGGCAGTATATCAAGTCATTTGTGATGAAATAAAATCATTTGATCGTCATTTTGGCGGGAATTGGAAAAAAATTGATCTTAAGTGTGGCATGTATATTTTTGATTTTGATATTGTTGCTCCAAATAGGATTGATTGGAGTTTTGATGCAATGCTAGATAAAGGCCTTATTAAAGATGTCTTTCAAAAAAATATTTTTGTTCTTGAAAAAGATATTGAAAATGTTTTTTACTCAGAAAAAGACATGGTTGATATCTCAAATAAAAAGATGCAATCTGCAAATAAAAAGGGGGGTAAAAAAAAGGATGATGTAGAAGAAGTAGAAGATATCAATCAAGATGTAGAAGAAGAGGTGAATTAACTATGGCGGTCTGTACGTATAGTGATGTTTTCCAATTTGTGGGGGCACCATCAGACGTACAGACCACACAACAGGCAGCAATAACGACATTAATTCTAAACGTGGTTTCGCAAGTAGAACAATTAATCAGCAGAAAAATAGAGTCATACGCTGTTACTGATATTAGGATTATAAATGGTTCAAATTGTGAAGTGTATGGCCAGAATCTATACTTAAAGAATGAATTGACTGATTTATATGCGATTTCATCGCTTACGCTCAATAATGAAGCATTAACGCAAGTTTCTAATAATAATGAAACAGGGGATTATTTTTTCCATCAAAAAAGTGGTAATATAATTCGAAATTTACAGCCTTGGGAAAATTTTGGACTAGGCCTTAAAGTGTCTGGCAATGTAGGTCTAAATTCAGGAACAGTGCCATTGGGATTAAAACAAGCAATAATTGAGATGGTCGCCGCAAAAAGCGGGCTATGGAAACAGCATATTATGACAGAAGGTGGCAGGATGGAAACAATAAGAACCACTGTAAGTAAGGACACAATGGATTTTATTGCGAAGTACAAACTGAGGTCAATGTAGTGATATATAACGTCAAGGGACTTGATGATTTATCGATATCCATTAATCGGTTTATGCGAATAAAAAGCAAAATGGATAATGCCTGCTCTCTTGTTGCCGGGCTAGCTAGTGGTGAGCTAGCAAGAGATACGCCAAAGATGACAGGTACAATTGCAAGGCAATGGTCTACGCCTTCCAAAATTGGGGATTTAAAGTATGAGATAAATAATAAGGCAACTACTAAAGACGGAAATCATTCGCTAATTGAAATTTTGGATAAGGGCAGAAAGACAGTATACCCAGTAAGGGCTAAAAGGCTATACATTCCATTAACAGATAAGGGCAGGTCTAAGAAGGAAGGGCAAAAGCCAGGTGAAGATTTTCAATATGGGGTAGATTATATTTATGCAAAAAAATCAAAAGCAACAAAGCCATTAAATTTTATTGAGCCTATTATTGAGAAATCTAGTCAACGGCTTCAAGATGAAATTGTGAAGCTTATTAATGTATGACAAATAAAATAGATGTCCTATATGAAATATATAATAGGATACTTTTTAGAATGACAGCGGGACAGTCTTTAGAGAATTTAAAGGTTCTAAGGATTGGAACGATTGAAGATGCCAGAAAATTCAATGATTTACCGGTTATTAATATCCAACTATCAAATGGGCAAGAATCCGCAAAATCAACGCATAGGATATTTGTTGATAAGATGACCGTAATCATAACTATAATCCACACAAAGATACAGGGCAATAATACACTTTTTACAGAAGTAAATGGTCAAAAAATAGGGCCATTAGCCATGCTTGAAAAAGTATTAAATGCTTTAGACAAAAAAATTGATGACACAATAGATTTATCATTCAGTGGCTATGCTGATGGATTAAGAGATATATCATATAGTATTAATGAAGATGAATTTGTTGCTGAAATTCAAATTGTTCTAAACGTTTCAAGCAAACAATTCTTTGCAGGTGGTAGATAATTATGGTAACGTGTAAAAAAAATGATTTTAATCATAACGTAAAGGAATAACAATGGTTAAATTAAAAAATAATCTTTCTTATGATGTTGTTGTTGTAACAGTTGGTAATGGCGGGCAAGTAGTTGCAAAGCCTGGGGATATAGTAGAGGTATCTGATATTGTTGCAAAGGATTTAGTTTTGCAGGGCTTTGAGCTTTTGAACGCTAATGTTAAAAAGGAAGTGAAAAATGGCTAGATTTGGAATCGGTCCTGATGGTTATTTAAGAGTACAAAAAGAAACGACATACGGAACCCCACTAACAAATGCTATGAGTGCACTACCATTACGTGGAGAGTACTCACTTAACTATACAGTATCACCGATTGAAAGAGCTAATTTGATCTCTAGCCGGTACCCTCAAAAGCCAGCAAAGGGCCGAATTATTGGTGACTTTGAGCTTTCAACAGATATTATCCCATCTATTATTGGGCAATCATTCCAGTTTTTTTTAGGTGCAGCAAGTTCTGGTGCTGCTGTAGATAGTACGTATACTCATCAATGGCTTTTTAAAACAACTGGGAATACGGCAGGCTATCCATTTACAATCCAAGAAGCTGTTGGAAGTGAATTAGCAGATACTTATACCGGGGCCATTATTAATGAGCTTAAAATTCAATCTGATTCAGAAGGTTTATTGACTCAAACAATTACAGGGTCATTCAAGGATAGGGCAGCCACTAATGTTGCACGTATTGGGACATTAGTATATCCATCTGCATCCCCTATGACATTTGCGAATGTAAAGCTATACCTAACCCCGAACGGGTCAAGTGAGTTTGAAGCTGAGGCTGATTCTGTTGAGTTAACAATGACGTTAGCAAATGAAGAAGGACGATTCAAAATTGGTGATCAAACAAGTAAACGGCCACTAATTAATGGGGCAGAAACACTTTCTTTAAAAGTTGGCTTAGATGCAGATAGGCTATTTCGAGAAGACGCAATTTTATATACCGATTATTCAGCAAGAATGGTGATATTATCGACTGAATATGCTGGTGGTACAACCCCATTCAAAACAGAAATTATCATTCCAAATTTAATGATAAGTCCGGAAACTGAAATCAAAAGAAGCATGGAAATGATCAAACAAGATTTAGAGTTTATGGCACATACTGGTGGGAAAACTGCAAATACTGGCGTAAATACTTGTTTGGCGGAGATTCGAGTTACAGATGCTTCTGCGGCATGGGCATAATGTAGGCTATGCATGTTATGGTATTATTTTCAGAAATTTAAAAATTGGAGAAATTATCATACTGTAAGAATTGGGCCACGCTTTTTATTTTTCATTGGTAAAAGGTATGTAATAAAAGGTCTGACGCCAATAGACTGTATTGCTGACAATAGATTATTGCCATGGTGCATTTTTTCGGTTAATAAAAATGTTACAAATGGTGCATATGGTCAAATAAGAAAAAATGAAGAAAAGCAAAATAAGGCAAGCCAAGAAGATATATTAAATCTTCTGGAATTCGTGCTTAGTAACGGCGTTGTTTCATGTAATGGCAAAAAATTTAACGCACATGATTTTCTTCATAAAAAAAGAAATAAGGAAAGCGTTAATTATAAGGTCGCAATGTACACTGCAAAAATATTAGAACAGTGTATTATCTCAAAAAGTTTAAGGTATTTTTCTGGTATATCAGAAATTATTAATATTAACAAAGACCATGCCTTATTCATCTATACGACGGCTAAAACATACAAGCTACGGCCTATTGATGTTATTGCCCCACTTGGTGGGTATACTGAGTTTGAGGCCTGGATGTTTGATGTAACTATCACCAGTTTTGGAATTGAGAAAGAAAACCAAGAAATAAAAAAACAAAATGATAATATGGCAAGATATAGAAAAGGAGGTAGATAATAATGGCATCAAAATTGGTACAAATTATTTTTTCGCTAGTTGATAATCTATCAATAAATGCTGAAAAAATAGCAAAGTCAATAAAAAAAATAAGCGACACGTCTAATGAAGCTGGAAAAGAAATAAAAAAATCAGAGAAAGCAATAGCTGATTACGAAGGCCAAATGCAAAAAGCAACGGTTGTGTTAGGTGGATTAACTTATGTAATGGGGTCCATAATAAAATCATCAATAACATCAGCATCAAAGTATGAAGACCAAAGGCTAGCGTTAACAGCTATGACAAAAAGTGCTGTTAGGGCCGACATGATAATGAGAGATGTCATAAAGACAGCTCAAAAAACACCATTTGAAGCCACACAATTACTGGATTATGCCTCACAGTTGTACGCAACAGGCACCGCTCAAAAAGATTTAATACCTACAATGGTAATGTTGGGAGATATTGCTTCAGGGGTTGGGAAAGATAAACTGCCAAATATTGTATATGCTTTTCGTCAGATACAAGCAGCTGGAAGGCTAATGGCTCAAGATTTATTGCAACTGGAAGCATCATCAGTACCTGTCTTGCAAGAATTATCTATAATGACAGGTAAAACAACCGCAGAACTCAGAAAAATGATGCGTGACGGCCAAGTAACAAGTGACATGGTTAATGAGGCCTTTAAAAACATGACTAAAGAAGGTGGCCGTTTTTACAACATGATGGCCCAAGCAAACTTAACAACATCTGGAAGAATCTCTAACTTAATGGATGTGATTGATCAGTTAAAAATATCAATTATGACAAATCTTCTTGGTGGGATAAAGGTTGTGACAAATGCACTAATTAGTATTGCAAATGTTATTTATGGGTTACCTTCTGGCGTTAAAACCGCAATAGGATATTTTCTAGCATTTAGTGCGACAGCATTAAGTGTTGGTTCAGTAGTCATTGCTTTTTCAACCATATTAGGTGGGTTGCGAATGGCATTAATGTTACTTGGAGCATCAACAGGCATAGGGCTTTTAGCGGCTGGCATATCACTTGCTGTTTTATACTCAAGACAATTACTTACCATCTTGTTCAATCTTACAAGACCCATCAATGAGTTTAATATTAGGTTTTTAAATTTTATCAAAGATTTAAAAAATGTATTCACAGAATTATTTAAGTTAATTGACGAGCTAGCTTTAAGAATGAATAAAATCAGTGGAAAAGTTGGCATTAAGCTTTTCGACGTCAATGAAAACAAGGCAATGTCTACAGATGCGATTGACAACCAAATCAAAAGAATCCAAGACAAAATTAAAAAACAAGATGAGTGGATGGCTCAACAAAGAATACAAGAGATAAATAACGAAAAGGAAATGTCAAAGGCAAAAATAGCAATTCAAGAAGAAGAAGAAAGGGCAAGAAAAGCAAGAGAAGAAAACAATGCTATTTTAGCCTTGCAATTAAAAGAGAAAGAATCTCAAGAAGAAGAAAAAGATAGGCAAAAAAAATTTGAAAAATTAAATGAAGATGCCACTCTTCGCCTTGAAATGGCACGGCAAGAAATGGTTGAAAAAGAAATTATTCGTGGCTCAAACGACATTAAAGAAATGACTGCCTACGACAAAATAAAAGAATATATGGGCGGTGTATTAGCACGTCGGCGTGAAATTGATGCCGTAACGCTAGAAGAAAAAATAGCTCACGAACAAAAATTACTTGAAATAGATAATTTAACGGCACAACAAAAACAGCAAATTGAATCTAATGTAGGCACAATGAAAGCCCAAAAAATAAAAGCTGAAAAAGATGCTGAAGAGCAAGGTGCAAAAAACATTGTCGATATAGCAGAGAAGGTGAATGATGGGCAAATCTCTATATACGAAGGTATGGCAGAGAGCATGTTTGGCATTAAAAAAGAACAAATCATTGCCGACATTAAATTGCAAGGGGCCCAGCTGATCCAAACTGGGCAAGCGATGTTGACAGCTTCTTTATTTACAAATCCAATGGGATGGGCACATCTTGCTGGCGGGGCCGCTTTGTTAGCTGGTGGAATTGCCGCAGCAAATGCGATTAAGCTCAAATTAGCAGATGGTGGGATTGTAATGCCAAGAAATGGTGGTGTCCCAGCAATAGTAGGTGAAGCAGGACAGCCAGAAGCAGTTATTCCGCTAAATAGCCCTACTGCTCAAAGAATGATGGGGGGAGAAGGGAGTAGTGGAGGGAAGCTCGAATTGCATATAGATGGTGGGGCATTTTGTACTGGTTTTTGGAAAATCTCAAAAGAAATGTCAAGAAATGGGCGACTTCCTTTAAATGGCACAATTGATTTAAGTTGACGAAAAGTATAAAATGTAATTTACAATGTCTAACATTCCACTTTTTAAATTTTACAAAAAAAACAAAATAAATGATTCGGCTACAAAAACACTTACGAGTGCATTGACTGGATCATTCAGTAACTTATATGACAGGAGACCCGCAAGTAAGCTCGCAAGTATATCTAGTAATGATACAACGCCAGAAATATGGGAAATTACACCATACGATTGTATATGCCCAATAGATACAATTTTCTTGCAAAATCACAATATAAAATCTGGGAATATTGAATATTGGGACGGAAGTTCATGGGTAAATTTTTCTACACCAGCTACATGGAGCAATAATTCATCAGTTAATTCTTTATTTACATTTTCACCTGTTTCTACAAAAAAAATAAAAATCACTATGAATACAACTATGGTTGCAAATCAACAAAAATATGTTGGCGAACTGTACGTTTTAGAATCTATTGGAACCCCATCAACTCAACCATCAGAATTTAATATTTCAATTATTGAAAAAGGGGAGGTCCAAAAAACATCAACTGGTGGCTCAAGAAAGGTGATTAATGGTATCAAGCACAGAATCAAGGTGTCTTTTAGCGATGCATCCCCATCAGATATTGATTTATTCTTAGAGTTATTCAAGTTGAATGATTGCTTTTTATTTTGGCCGTCAGGTGGCTTGTATGATGGTGAAGACTATGGGCTAAGAATTATTGATATATATGAGATGGTGATGGGATTAGAGTTTGATCCCGAGCTAAAAGCAAACATGTTAAAAATTGGGCAAAAAATAACAATGGATCTCTACGAAACTTAAATGCCAAGCATTAAAGACAGGATTGTCGCACCGACGATAAAGCCAATTAAAAAACTATACATTAAACGAAGATTGTTTAATGATACTTATGAGTCGAACTGGCAAAGAGTCGATATTATAAATGGACAAGATATTATAATTAATTGGGGAGCTGTGAGCTATTCTATTGATCCATTGCCTTCTACTAGTTCCACTAATAGTGATATTTCTGGCGTAACAATAACAGTTAGCAACATTAATGGTTTTTTTAATAAGGAAACACAAGTAGGTTCATTCTTTTATCCAAGCGATGTTTATTTAACACGTGCCATGAGCAAGATACGTATTACCGTATCACTAGAGCAAGATGACATGTCAGAATATGGCGAGACTATAATGTTTGAGGGGTTCATAGAGCAGGTTGTCACTTCAGAGAATCAAACGGCAACAATAAAATGTATTGCATATACCTATATCTTTAAGCAGTATTCAATATCAGACATGGGATTTACATCAACATCAACATTAGCAGGGACACTTTTAAATTCCATTTTAAACCAAGTAAAAATAACATCATTCTTTGACGTATCATCAATAAGCATACTAAATAATCCTTTGATTCAGGATCCATCAAAACTTCAAGGTGATTATTGGGAAATAATTCAGAAATTAGTTTATTTATGTGGGGCATGTATTATTTTCAATTGTTCGGCAGGAGGTGGGTTTGTTTGGGGTCAATTTAATTGGGGTGAAACAGGAGCCCAATGGGGAGAGACTCCAGATACAGCTCGCATCAGACTGAAAATTGTACCAAGACAATCATCTGGTAGTATTATATGGAATTTAAAGGGTATAGGGAATGATAAAGCAGATGTATTAGACTCATTTAGTTATGATGATGAAGGGGCCACAAGAATTGTTACAAGATGGGAAGAGGAAGGAGGGACATTGTATGCAGAGACCGGAAATATTACGTACAAAAAAAAGTATAAAATAAAGCCATATAAAGTTAAGCTCGATGATGTTGCATTAGCATCTAGGCAGAGCGTACTAAATACACTGTTGAGTATATGGGAATCACCCAAGCCATCGATAAAACTACTCTGCATATTCATGATGAACTACATAAAGGTAGGGGATACAGTAACATATCAGAATTATGGTAAAATCGATCAGGAAGAGCCATCTATATGGGGTAAGTTTACATGGGGTTCTTTTGTATGGTCCGAGCCAAAAGGAGCTGTTTTATTCCCTATTGACCAGAAATTTTTTGTGACAGATGTATCCCATGATTTTGAATCTTTAACAACAACGTTAAGGCTTGAAATAGCCTGAAAGGAACAGAAAATGCCATATCCAAATCCTATTAGTTTGCCACAAGATCAGTCGCCTGGTTCTCCATCTCAAATTAATGATGCAATAAGGCACATTAATTATGGCAATACACTTGCCCCTGTTCAATTAGATGGTACTGGGATTGATAATAGCCTTGACCTTGGATCTGCAACGGCCAGGTGGCGGAAGGTATATTCTGGGGGGGTTATTGTTGGCAATCCCGTTGGGTCTTTCACAGTCCCTGAAAGAAGATTCGCACGCTATGTTTTGCCAACAAATGCATCAAATAATATATCGAGTAGGTTTGCCAATCCTAGCCGATTATTATGGACTATTGATATTACTCTCCTAGGGAAAATTACAGGGGCTGTTTGCAATTTGACTCTTTTTGGAGATGATTTTAACTTTACAACAGGTGCTGGGACAATTATCCCGAACGCTCAAGATCTATTGTCTCGAAGTATAAACAATGGAATTGCTGAGTCGGTATACCGAACATTTGAAATAAGAATAGTTAACTCAACAGTTGAAATACATCAGTGGCTACTCGATGGTGCAGGAAGAGCAGGATGGGATGACTATTACTCTTACGTTGACTTTGTACAGTCGTCAAACTGGGATGGAACTACACAAACCCGTGGATGGCTAGATATTGAGTATACACCGTTCAGCTAAATACTATGAATATTAATACATTCCCCTTTTTGTTTTTTGCTGGTTCATCACTATGTAGTTGAACCCTTCTGATATATTTATCATTTATACCTAATGCATCTGCAATGCCGTCTTGACCAGACTTAAAGGCGGCCTCAACGTTGTCATGATCAAGCCCCCATTTATTATTTGGGCGGGTATAGGTAATATGTAGTGTAATCCTATCATTTTTTCCCCATTTTTTTTTTGCTTCTTGGATGTTAGCTTGAGAGATTTTTGATTTTCGCATTGCTTGTTGTGTAAGTGACCTCAAAAGTAGCCTATATTCAGCTACAGCTGAAATTCTTGCCCACGAAAACCCTTTGTTAGGAGAAAGAATAGAAGGCGGGAAATCAGCAATAAATGGATCAATTTTAAACATCAACAAAATTACCTAATAAGAAAAACAAGTAATGTAATTGCGCCTGCTAATAATAACGAAAGCATCCCAAACCCGGAAAAAATAAAAACCAAGCCAAAAATTAAAAAACAAGAAAGATATACAACAGGTTCAAATTTATAAAACATTTATTTTTTTTCCTTCTGATCATACATATTGTATTTTTGTTTAACCGTAATAGGAATTGAGTAGTCGTAATCGAGATCCGGACCAAAAAACAAGAAAAAAATAAAAGATACTAATGCTATTGCCGCACTGGTTAAACAAGCGAAAAGCCAAGACCCAGTAGCAAAAAAGAAGATACCAAAAAATATCAAAAAAAGGACAAAACAAAAAACAAAGTTGAATTTAATCGCATATAAAGTCATTTATTTTTATCCTTTTCTCACAAATCCTATTATTTTAAAAATTTTGAAACTAACAAATAAAGCTATACTAAAAATAACTATTATCATCGAGGCGTTGATTCCAATGCCAAAAAAAGACATCTTCTCAAAGATAATCACAGTTTAATCTCTCCTTCGAATCCAACCGCCTGTGTCCGTGTATCATATGATACATTGCCTACCTGTGTCTCAAGCGTGACCTCGCCGTCAATATTCTTGCCTTGCGTTTTACCCTTGAATTTTAGAGATTTCAGAAAGTTGTTGTTTTTTCTTGTAGCCGCCTCCAATGCCTTAAAGTCGATGGTGATCTGTATCGTATCGTCTACGTCTGATGCTGTGGCCTTCATCCATGGCACCGCATTTTTTAAAATCGGCGTCAAATTCAGATAGAACTCCCCATCATAGTCATCAGAATAAACGCCGTATTGAGTCATGTTAGCACCGTTTAGTATCACTTTCATTTTTTTTCACTTTCTATTTCTCGCCAAACCTGTATCTCACACGTCTTATCAGCCTCTACCATGTAGTAGTCTGTGTATTGCAGATTATAGTATCCGTAGTACAGGCTTTTTCCAGGCTCTTCACAATTCAGCTCAGAGAACTGATTGATCATTTTTCTACTACCATCCCTATCAATGACAAGTTTGACATTTGACCATGATGGCCCCAAAATAACTAGCGAAATATAAAGAGAGATATTCTTTTCATGAAAATATGTCGTGTTGATCTCGCGCATAATCTCCCTGATCGGCTGACATTTAACCATTTGTTATTTCCTCTAAAGTTGCGTTTACGTTTGTAACTTTTATAGGCTCTGGGGCCTCCTTCATGTGTGATATGTCGATGAAATCGTCGTGAATGACTGGAACATACCCCTCGTACTCCTCTGGGGATCGTTGCTGAACAATGTCATTGTTAGACTTTGGGATCATCTTGTAGATCCTTCGAATGGCGGTCTTTTTCCACATTTCGTCTTCGTACTTGGTCCATGGTGAACTTGCAATCCTCTTTGCCTCTTCGTCTTCTTCCTTTTTTCTAATGTCTGGTTGTTTTGATTTCTCTTTTTTTATCAATTTATTGATCATTTCGTTTTTTATTGCCTCGACTTCTTTTCTCCTCAAACAACAATAAACTTTCCCTCCAGTGTTAAGTGTTGCGACTGCATAGACTGCAATTTTATTCCCAGTTTCAAACATGTTTGGAATATGCGTGATTTTTTCTTCGGTTCCCATCTGAACTTCAAATGTATCGTTATCGTATATGATATGCGTGTTGAGTGACTGGATGGCTCCTCCCCTGTAAGCTATTTCAATCAATCCCTGATACATTGGGATGTATGTGAATGCTCCCCCATAAGGTATTAGTGTCGATTGTTTTCCATCTGGCAATAGGCCATCAGATGCACAATGGAGCAGTGCAGACACAATGGTGTTCTTATCTATATTGTCATTTTTCAGATTTTTTACAAAGTTAAGTGCCGACTTGATGAAGTTTTCGGGATTTATTACTGGTTGCCCGTTTTTTGATGGAATGTACGATTTTACCACATCTGAAAGTTTTCTCTCAACTTCTATGACACGCAGATTTCTCTTTTGCTCAACAGTAGGCTGATTAGCAGGATTTACTTCGACCTCTTTGTTGTACGTATTGTAATTCATTGTTTACCTCCAGTTTTTTGGACTCAATGTAATTGAGTGTTTAATTTCTTCCGGTTTAAATGTGAATTTAATCGTGATTTCCGTCTCAGCACTCTGTGCTGGATCAAAGAAATCATCTGTCCATTCTTCGTTTAGCTGTTTTTCAATGTCACCTAAAACTAGCTTAAGGATCTTATCTCTACCGCTTTTATCGACAATATAATTTTTTGAACTTTTTTTTCTCATTTTCTACCTCCATTTTTTTTGTTTATATATAATATCATATCATAAAGCTGATGTAAACATTATTTTTTAAATCAAATTAATCTTCAACAATAAAAAGCGACATGTTTACTCCTCTAGTTCTTTCACAATGAATCCTGACATAAATTTTTGGCTATAAACATCGGCTAGCTCGTCATACTTTGATTGCGTGATGATTGTGTCGCTTATTTTTGCCACACTCAACTTGGCCCTCGTCAAATCCGCCCCACACAAATTAGCCCACCGGAAATCTGCCCACAGCAACTTGGCCCTCGTCAAATTCGCCCCACACAAATTAGCCAACAGCAACTTGGCCCTCGTCAAATCCGCCCCCCGCAAATCGGCCCCCGTCAAATCGGCCTCAATCAAAATGGCCCCCTCCAAATCCGCCCCATCCAAATTAGCCCCTATCAAATCGGCCAGCTCCAAGCTGGCATAGTCCAAATTGGCCCCACTCAAATTGGCCCCCGTCAAATTGGCCAAACGCAAATCGGCCCAATCCAGACTTATATAAAACTCATCCTCTTCTTTTCCAGCCTCAATCCACGCCTTAAATTGTCGCTCACGCTCTTCCTCAAGCTCTTCGATGTTCCTTATTTCGATCATTCGCATACCTCCAGTTCTTTCACGACAAACCTATCCATAAACTCATGGCTGTACATCTTGTCTAGCTCGTCATACTGCGATTGCGTGATGATGGTAGCATCGATGACAGATTCAACTATTTGAGCTGGCAGAAAAATAGCCCCACGCAAATCGGCATTCGTCAAATTCGAAGCACGCAAATTGGCATACGTCAAATCAGCCAGGCATAAATTTACATTGCTCAAATTAGTCCAAGTGAGATTGGCAATAATGAGACACGATGCAAACATATTGGCCCCACTCAAATTGGCCCCAGTCAACTTGGCCCCTCTCAATATGGCTTGATCTAATTCTGCACTTTCCAAATTGGCATATTGAAAATAGGCCCCAGCCAAATTGGCCTCCCTAAAATCGGCCATACTCAAATTTGCCCAACTCAAATCAGCCTCACTCAAATTGGCCTCAGTCAACTTAGCCCCAGTCAAATCGGCCTCCTCAAGGCTGAGATAGAACTTACGCTCTTCTTTGCCATCCTCAATCCATTCCTTACGTTGCCTCTCACGTTCGGCCTCAAGCTCTTCGATGGTCCTGATGACTATCATTATTGAGCCTCCGTTATCCTGAACTGCCGATATCCGGCTCTGCTACCCACTACAGTTCCCACCATGTCTTGCGTCACTGCTTTTCC